GTAAAACTGTAACCGTAGATGCAACGACAGTAACTGTAGGTCGTTGCGGTGGAACAGTTACACTAGCTTCAGGAGCAACTCAATCCGGCTTTGGAGCATCTGGAGCTGTGGATTGGGTAACAACTCCCCAAACAGGAACAGTAACAGCAGCAACAGGAAAAGGATATTTTATTAATACTACATCAGGTGTTATAACAGTTAACTTACCAGCAGGTGCTGCTGGTTCAATCGTAGCAGTAGCAGATTATACAAGAACTTTTGGAAGTAATAAATGTACTATAACCGCTAATGGTTCAGAAAAAATAGGAGGAATAGAAGGTTCTGCAGAATTAATTACAGATGGTCAATCAGCAACTTTTGTTTATGTAGATGGGACCGAAGGTTGGATTAATGTTCAAGAAACTCAAACATCACAAGTAGGTCTAACTCCTTTTATTTCAGCAACTGGTGGAGCAATTACAACATCAGGAGATTATAAAATTCACACATTTACAGCACCAGGTAGTTTTGTTGTAGCTTCAGCAGGTAATGCTGCACCATGTTCAGGCACTGGTTCTAATACTTTTGATTATATGGTAATAGGTGGTGGTGGATCTGGTGGAGCAGATTATGGTGGAGGAGGTGGAGCTGGAGGTTATAGAGAATCTGCAGGAACTACCAATGGTTCATATACTGTTTCTCCATTAGGAAGCGGTGTTGCGGCTTTAACTTTAAGTCCAAGTACAACTTATCCAATAACAGTGGGTGCTGGTGGTGCATCTGTGACTGGAGGAGGTAATGGTAGTAGTACTACTTCTAATGCAGGTAATAATTCAATTTTTTCAAGTATAACTTCAGCTGGAGGAGGAAGAGGCGGAAGTACAGTTCCCTCACATCCTAATTCTATTGGAAATGGTGGTCCAGGAGGAGCCGGAGGTGGAGGATCTTGGGATTCGCCTGGTGGAGGAAGTGTTTTTTGTGGAGGTACAGGTAATACTCCTCCAGTTAGTCCAGCACAAGGCACTAATGGAGGTACTGGTAGACATTTCGCACCCTCATATAATTCTCAAGGTGGTGGAGGAGGAGCAACTGCTGCAGGATCAAATCAATCGCCTGGATCACCTAGTGGTAGAGCTGGGGGAGCAGGAGCAACAAGTTCAATTAATGCAACACCAACCGTAAGAGCTGGTGGCGGAGGCGGCGGCGACAGTGGAGCTGCTGGACCTGGTGGAGGAGGTGTTGGAGGTACAGCCCCTAACCCTGGTATAGGAGCTGACGGAACTGTTAATACTGGAGGTGGTGGAGGTGGATCACTATATTCTGTTGCTACAGGTGCTGGTGGTTCTGGTATAGTAATAATAAGGTATAAATATCAATAGGATATGGTAAAATAGAATTATGGCATCAACAATAAAAGTAGACAACGTACAAAATCAACCAGGTAATAATCTAATTAATAAGTGCGGCACAACAGTTAATATAGGTGCGGCTTCTGATAACATTAGAAGTGCCGGAAACAATTTACAAGCTTCAGATGGTGGAAATTTAATTAGTCAATGTGGAACTACAATTACTTTAGGAGCTTCAGGAGATACAATTTCTTTAGCATCTGGTGCTTCTCAAACAGGATTCGGTCGTACAGGAACTGTTGATTGGCAGACAGGAGATATTAAAACAGCAGCATTTATTCCAGCGGCAGGTAAAGGATATTTTGTTAATACTACAGGTGGGGCAGTAACAGTTAATTTACCAGCAGGAACTGCTGGAGACATTATAGGTTTAAAAGATTATGCAAATACTTGGGATAGTAATGCAGTTACTTTAAATCCAAATGGTTCAGAAAAAATTGGTGGTGGTAATGATCAAGATCCAACTTTATCAGCAGAAGGTGGTTCCGTTCTTTTAGTTTATGTAGACACTACTCAAGGATGGTTAACAACAGAACACTCGGTAACAGCAAGTCCAAGTGGAATTGAAAATTTTATTACAGCGACAGGCGGAACAATTACTTGCTCAGGAGATTTTAAAATTCATACATTTACAGGCCCAGGTACTTTTTGTGTATCAGGTTTAGCTACCGCACCAGCAAATAATATAGTTTCTTATATGGTAATAGCCGGAGGTGGTGGAAAAAGTTCTGGAGGAGCAGGCCCAGGTGGTGGTGGAGGCGGAGGTTTTAGAGAATTTAAAGCACCTAATCCTGGAGGAGGTTGTTATACAGCTTCTCCGTTAGCTTCAGCTTGTAGTGGTCTTACAGTCAGCGCAACAGGTTATCCCGTAACAGTTGGAGCAGCTGGTGGAACTGTTAATGGAAGTGCAAGTATATTTAATTGTAAAACATCTGCTGGAGGAGGAGAAGGTAATCACAGACCTAATCCAGGAGTAGCCGGAGGATCTGGTGGCGGAGGAAGTGACTATGGACCAACTGACGGTGGAGCGGGTAATACCCCACCTGTAAGTCCTCCACAAGGTAATCCAGGTTTTAGAGGAGCAGCAGGAGAAAATTCAGGTTCTGGTGGTGGAGCTGGTAGTGGTGGTCCTGTAACTTGTACATCTGCTCACCCAGGAAATGGTACACCAAGTGCTATTAATGGATCAGCAGTAGTATATGCAGTTGGAGGGGATGGTGAAGGTGGAAATGATGCAAATGCCCCTAATAGAGGAACAGGTTATGGTCATGGTTCTGGAGGAACTTTTCCAGGAAGTCCACAACCACAAGCAGTTTCTGAGGCAGGTGCAGTTATAATTAGATATAGAAAAGCGTAATTATGAGTGAAGTAAAAGTAAATAAAATTAGTCCAAGAACAAATTGTGGAACGGTAACTGTTGGAGATTCTGGAGATTCAGTATCAGTAACAGCAGGTGTTTCAGTAACAGTTAATGGGGACTTAAAATCAAATGCATTAAAAGCAACTGATGGTGGAGTTATAATTAATCAATGTGGGACTACAATTACTTTAGGGGCTTCAGGAGATACGATTGCGTTAGCTTCAGGCGCTTCACAAACAGGTTTTGGAAGTGCAGGTCAATTAGTTGATTGGCAGACAGCAATTCAAACTTCAACTCCATTTACAGCAGTTTCAGGAAAAGGGTATTTTATAAATACAACTTCTGGAGCTATTACAATGAATTTACCATCTTCTCCTTCAGTTGGTGATATTGTAGCTATTAAAGATTATGCAAGTAAATTTTCAACAAATAATTTAACAATAGGTAGAGGTGGTTCTAATATGAATGGTAATGCTGCTGATAGTGTAAGAAATACAAACAATGAAAGTTTAACTTTACTTTATGCTGATGCAACACAAGGTTGGCTATCAATAGAAGAAGGTACAGGTTATGTTGGAGAAAGTTTTATGACAGCAACAGGTGGAACTGTATCAACTGCTGGTAACGACAAAATTCACATTTTTACAGGACCTGGAACATTTAGAGTTTGTTCTGTTGCAGCTTGTGCAGCAAATAATCAAGTTTCATATATGGTAGTAGGAGGCGGTGGTGCTGGTTCAGGAACAACAGCTGGTGGAGGCGGCGGCGGTGCTGGTGGATTCAGAGAAGATAAATCTCCAGTAACTCCTTACACAGCTTCACCTTTAGAAGGTGCAGGAACAATTACAGTTACAGCAACAAATTATCCTATTACAATAGGAGCTGGAGCTTCAGGGGGTGTAAATCCTGGAAATTCTGGTTCAAGTACAATTTTTTCAACAATAACATCCGCTGGTGGCGGAGGCGGTGGTGGTTTAAAGATAGCAGGTACAGCTGGTGCTTCTGGTGGAGGAGGTGGCGGAAGATGTGGTGCTGCTGGTGGAGGAGGTAATACACCTCCAGTAAGTCCTGCTCAAGGAAGTGCAGGAGGAAGTGCAAAACCACAATCAAGTCCAGCTAGTGATGCTGGAGGAGGTGGCGGTGGAGCAACTGCGGTAGGTGCTAACGCAGGAAATGATCCTAACCCAGCAGGAAATGGTGGAGCTGGTGCAACAACACAAATTACAGCAAGTCCAGTAGTTTATGCTGGAGGAGGCGGCGGTGCTAGAGAAGGCAGTGGTAATGGTGGTACTGGCGGTCCTGGCGGTGGCGGTGCTGGTTCACCTCCAACTCCTGTAAGTGGAGACGCTGGAACAGTTAACTCAGGTGGTGGTGGTGGAGCTGGTAATGTTGGTGGAGCTGGTGGTTCTGGTATAGTAATTATAAGGTATAAATATCAATAATATTTATGTATTTACACAAATTTAAAAACAAGATATAAGGAGAAACATTATGGCACACTTTGCAAAAATAGGAGCTAACAGTAAAGTTATATCAGTATTGACTTTAGATAATAAAGATATGCTGAACGCTGATGGCGTTGAAGATGAATCAGTAGGACAACAATATTTAGAGAGACATAATAATTGGCCTTCTCAAATGTGGATTCAAACTTCTTACAATACAAGATCTAATACCCATTTATCTGGTGATAACTCAAAAGCATTTAGAGGAAACTACGCAGGTATAGGTTATGAATGGGACGAAGATAATCAAATTTTTTGGGCTAAAAAACCTTATCCTTCTTGGGTAAAAGATACTGCAACTGCAAGTTGGAAATCACCTATTGGTGATGCTCCTGCATTGACTGCAGAACAAACTTCACAAAACGAAGCCGGTACTCATAAATGGGTTTATAATTGGAATGAAGCCGGACAGTCTTGGGACTTGACAGACCTCAAAGCATAAATTAAACAGGTATGTGGTATGCACAAGAAAGTATTATCTGAAATAGATTTACATTATGGCACAATAGATATGCCCAAAGGTTTTGAAATAGACCGAAACAAACTTCAATCAGATATTTTATCATCACAAATTAAAAATTTAGAGTTTCCATTTTCAAGAACATTAGATATGTTAAATACATATATGCGAGAGCATATAAATGTAGGGCACGGTTTTACTTTAATAAACAAAGAAACGTGGGGAAATGCTTATAAACCAAAAGAACTTTCAATTCCTTTATTAAATATTGATCCGGTAGATTTAAGAAATTCTCCGGATTATACTTTTCTTTATGGAGTAAATGTTAAAGATTGTAGTGTTAGAATACATTATGATCAAAACAGAAGAGCAGGAAGAAATTGGGACATCTCGTTAAAAAACAATAAATTTATAATGTTTCCCTCTACACAGATGTATTACATAACTAACAATCAACAAGATTCTTTAAACTTTATTTTAACTACAACTTATGAATTTATATAATTATTTCTGGTATTTTAAATCTGCATTAACCCCAAGATTTTGCGATGAAGTTATTAAATATGCTTTGTCTAAAGAAGAAGTAATGGCTAGAACAGGTACCTATGGTGATAAAAAATTAAACAAAGAAGAAGTAAAAAATTTACAAAAGAAAAGAAAATCTGATTTAGTGTGGTTAAGTGAACCTTGGATTTATAAAGAATTACATCCTTTTGTTAATAGTGCAAATAGAAATGCTGGGTGGAATTTTCAATGGGACTTTTCTGAGTCTTGTCAGTTTACAAAATATAAACTTAATCAATATTACGATTGGCATAATGATCCTTGGGATAAACCTTATGATAGAAAAGATAAAAATGCCCCTGATAATGGAAAAGTTAGAAAACTATCTATGACTTGTCAATTAACAGATGGTTCCGAATATACAGGTGGAGAATTAGAATTTGATTTTAGAAACTATGATCCTCATATGAGAGATGAAAGTAAACATGTAAGACAAGTACCTGAAATATTACCTAAAGGCTCTATCGTAGTATTTCCATCACACTTATGGCATAGAGTCAAACCAGTAACTAGAGGAACTAGATACTCACTTGTCGTATGGCATTTGGGAAATCCATTTAAATAAATATGTATATTAATCATTATTTTTCAACCCCTATATGGAGTGAAATAAAACCTGACTTTGTTAAATCTTTAAACAAAGCCTGCGATCCCTATATTAAAGAAATAAAAAAAATGAAAGAATCTAAAGCTCATTTAAAAGAATATGGTGATTTTGGTAAAACCTGGCACTCAACACAATTACTAAGTGATACTCAGTTTATGGATTTTAGAAATTATGTTGGTCAAAAAGCTTGGGAGTTTTTAGATCATTCAGGATTTGATATGAATAGGTATCAAACTTTTTTTGAACAATGTTGGGTTCAAGAATTTGCTAAAAAAGGGGGTGGTCATCATCCAGGACATGTGCATTGGAACACCCATGTTAATGGTTTTTATTTTTTAAAAGCTAGTGAAAAAACTTCAGTACCTATTTTTTATGACCCACGAGCTGGGGCACGAACAACTAAATTACATATGAAACCTACTCTAAAAGGTGTATGGTCCGGAACAGAATTAATTCATTTTAAACCTGAACCCGGAATGCTTATATTTTTTCCAGGATATGTAGAACACGAATTTTCTCTGGATTATGGCAAAGCTCCATTTAGATTTATTCATTTTAATATAACCGCAGTGTTAAAGGAGATGGCTAAAGATGTTTAAAAAGAAAAAGTATACAATTATTCGTCAAGCAATATCAAGAGACCTAGCAGCTTTTGTTGCAAATTATTTTAGTATGCAAAAACAAGTTTATGATACTTGTAGACACCATAGATACCTTTCACCTTATGAAAATATTATAGGAAGCTATGAACTTGAAGGTGAACAGATTCCTAACACTTATTCTCACTATGGTAATATAGCCATGGAAACTTTAATGTTGAAATGCCAACCCCTTATGGAAAAAACTACAGGATTAAAACTAACACCTGCTTATACCTATGCAAGAATATATAAAAAAGGTGATGTTCTTGAAAGACATAAGGATAGATTCAGTTGTGAGATATCTACGACTATGAATCTAGGTGGCGATGATTGGCCTATATATCTAGAACCTAATCCTAAAAAAGGCGGTACTGTTCCAGGTAAGGGTTATGTATCAGAAAACACCAAAGGCGTTAAAGTTGATTTAAAACCAGGAGATATGCTGGTTTATTCTGGCTGTGAGCTAGAACATTGGAGAGAAAAATTTAAAGGCAAAGAATTCTTTGATGGAGGCAGGGATCCACCACATACCCCCTGTCTCCTTCTAAGGATTATATTTTATGTTATTAGGATTTGGCGCATTTGCAGAATACCCCATTTCTTCGGCAGGACCGGAGAATAGTGTAACTCTTTCAGTTACTAAAAATGAACTAACAATTAGTATTGGAAATCCAGGTATTACAGCAGACTCCATTACAGAGATACCTACTCCAAATCCACTTACTTTAGGTTTTGGAAGTTTAACTCTTACTGGGGACTCTAATCTTACTGCAGTCAAAAATGAACTAGTCTTAGGCACAGGAACTGTTACAGTCAGTGCCGGCGCTACCATAACAGCTGTAAAGAACTCTCTTGTAATTTCAAGCGGAACTGTTACACTAACTGGAGACGCAAATGTCGATCCTACAGGAAGTACTTTAACGCTTGCTACAGGTACGGCACAAGCAATAACATGGAGTGAAATTATTCCAGGCGCAACTATGGTCTGGACACCAATAGACCCAGGAACGTAATATTATGGCATCAACTTATTCAACAAACGCACAATTAGAACTCATAACAACTGGTGAAAAAGCCGGTTTATGGGGTACTATAACTAATACAAATTTACAAATTGTAGAACAAACTTCAACTGGAGTTTTAGATGTAGATCTAGCTTCAGGTAGTTCAACTCTTGTCTTAACAGATGGAGCAACTTCTACAGGAAAAAACATATATTTTAGACTTTATGGTACTTTAGCAGGTAATAGAACAGTTACTATGCCAGGTACTGCAGAAAGAGTCTGGATCATGAAAGATGACACTGTTAGAGGAACATCAAATAGAACTTTAGGGGTTTTAACTGCTTCTGGAACGGAACAACCCATTCCTCCAGGCGCTACTGTTTTATGTAAATCTAATGGCTCAGAAACAGTTGTAACTATTTTAGAAAAAGGATATGCAAGTATTACTAATTCTAATAGTCCTTACACTGCTGTTGCAGGTGCACAGATTTTAGCAAATACCACTACATCAACTATTACAGTTGCTTTACCTGCAGCTGCTTCTACAGGAGACGAAGTAACAATTACAGATTCATATGGTACTTTTCAATCTAACAACTTAACCGTAGACCGAAACGGCTTAAAAATTAATAGTGGAACTTCCAATTTAACCTTAAGCAATAACGGTCAATCCCTTACATTAGTCTATGTCGACGCTACTCGAGGGTGGGTATACAAGACTAATTATACTTCATAGGAGCTAACGAGATGGCTCTCTTTGAAATGAAATTTCAACCGGGTGTTGATAAGCAGGACACTGCTGTCGGAGCTACGGATCGATGGGTTGATTCAGACAATGTTAGATGGAGATATAATCTTCCTGAAAAAGTAGGAGGATGGTCTTCTTTATTAACTGATACCATAGTAGGTGTTGCTAGAAGACAACACGCATTTGTAGACAATGATGGTAATAAATATGTAGCCATCGGTACCGATAAATTTTTACTTTTATATTTTGAGGGAACTCTTTACGATATAACACCTTGGCGTTCGAATAATGCTGGGGCTCAAACTGAATTTACTGGATCAACATTAGCCACAAACAGTACTACAAATAAACAATGTACGATTACAACTGGCTCAAATCATGATTTAGAAGTAGGAGACATTATTGTTTTAGACAGTGTTACTCTACCTGGTGGTACAGGTTTAAATGCAACTGATTTTGAAGATAAAAAATTTCAAGTTTTATCTGTTCCAAGTTCTGTAACTTTTACTATTAATTCATTAAACCAAGCTTCAGCTGTAGTCGCTACAGGGGGAAGTATGAAAGTGCAACCTTACGCAACGGTGGGTCCAGCTGCTCAAACTTATGGTTATGGATTTGGGGTTGGTAATTATGGTGGAACAATTACTGGAGCTCAAACGAATACCTTAGATGGGGCTTTACTTGCAGATACAGCTGGTACAGGTGGATCAGGAACAAGTATTACTTTAGACTCAACTACTGGATTTACTTCAACAAATGGAACTATTTTAGTTGATAGCGAATTAATTAAATACACCGGTATTTCATCAAATGATTTAACAACTATTACTAGAGGAGCTTATGGAACAGCTGTTTCTGGTACAACTGGAAGTGCTCACAGCGATGGTCAAACAGTTTATGATGCAACAAACTATACTCAATGGGGAAATGCAGTTAATGCTTCAGACGTTACACTAGAACCAGGTCTCTGGTCTCTAAGTAACTGGGGTGAAGTTTTAGTTGCAACAATTGCTAATGGAAAAACTTTTACATGGAATTCAGGAATTAGTGGGTCAGCTAGATTTAGCAATAGAGCTTCTACTCTAACAAGTGGTTATGTAACCGCAATTAGTGGCACTGAAGGAAATCCTACAGCTAGTAGATTAACTTTAGTTTCTCCTACAACTCGACACTTAATTCATTTGGGAACTGAAACAACTATAGGAACAGATTCTACACAAGACGATTTGTTTATTAGGTTCTCGAATCAAGAAGCTATTAACACTTTTGCTCCACAAGCAGACAATACTGCAGGTACACAAAGACTTCAAGATGGCACAAGAATTATGGGAGCCATTAAAGGAAAAGAAAATATTTTAGTATGGACCGACAATGCACTTTATTCTATGAAATTTGTAGGCGGAAACTTTGTCTTTGGCTTTGAACAAGTGGGTACTAACTGTGGGTTAATTGGACAAAACGCTTGCTGTGAAATAGACGGGGTTGCCTACTGGATGGGAAACAATGGTTTCTTCTCTTTTGATGGTACCGTTAATTCCTTATCTTGTTCAGTAGAAGATTATGTTTACGGAGACTTTGATACTACAAAAGGTCAACAAGTGTATGCAGGTATCAGTAACTTATTTACAGAAGTAGTTTGGTATTACCCCTCTTCGGGCTCAACCTATAATGATAGATATGTAGTATTTAATTATGGAGAAAGAACTCAATTACCAACCGGAGTTTGGTATACAGGAACTAATACTAATTCTATTAGAAGTACATGGATTGATTCAATTGTTTATCCTAAACCTTATGCAACTCAATTTAATAGTTCTGCAACAGGTACTTTTCCAAGTATTATTGGTGAAACAGGACTTGGCCAAACGGTTTATTTTGAACATGAGGTAGGAACAGATCAATTAAACCCTGATGGATCTACTACAGCCTTAACATCATTCCTACAATCTTATGACTTTGCTATTCAAACAGATAAAGGTATGGGAGAATATTTTTTATCGATGAGAAGATTCATTCCTGATTTTAAAACATTAACAGGAACAGCTAAGGTCACTGTGGGTTTAAAAAATTTTCCTTCCTCTTCATCAACAGATAGTACTTTAAGTCCTTTTAGTGTCCTACCTTCTTCTACACAATTTAATACTCGAGCTAGAGGAAGATATGCCAGTATCAAAATAGAAAATGAAAGCGCTGGGGAAGACTGGAGATATGGTACTTTTCAAGTAGATGTCCAAGCGGATGGGAGAAGATAATGGCTAAAATAGTAGTAAGATTACCAGAACCTAGAAGAGAATACACAGAAGATAACCAAAGACAAATTAATAGAGCTATTAGTTCTGTTATAGAACAACTTAATTCAACCTATCAACAACCTGAAAAGGATGATGCAGAAAGGATTAATTTCTTTTTAAGCTAATGGCAAACGTATATAAAAACATTCAAAAATTATTAGACAGTACCAGTCCAACACAGGAAATGTATCTGGTTCCTGATGAAACAACTTCTATTGTAAAAACCATTAATTTATATAATAATCATGGAAGTAATCTAGATGTCACGGTTACCGTATATGATGCCTCTTCAAGCACCACTTTTGAGTATCAAAAAATAACAGTAGATGCGAGTAATAGTGTAGATTTACTAACCTTTAACAATGTGTTAGTATTAGAAGCGGGTGATAAAATTCAAATGCAAGCGAGTCAGGCTAATGCTATAACAATGACGGCCGCTGTGCTACAAACGAGCAGATCATAGGAGGATTATGCCATTTATAGAACAAGAAGCGAAGAGTGAATATAAAGAAATTGATGGTAAAAAAGTACATGTTATTACCCCTGAAGTAGAAATTACATTAACTAATACTGAAACAGGTACAGAATATATGTCAGACAAAGAAGCTGATGATGATGTCGATAACCCATCTACAGACACTAAAAGAGAGCATATTCGAAGAGATGTGCATATAAAAGTAGCTGCTATTAAACTAGGGGCGGATACCGGTAAGGTATAAGATATTGACGATGAACAAAAAAACAAGTAAAGTGATAGGTTCAGGTATAATCCCTGCGATTTTCATATATAATCATACAATAAGGAATTAGAAATTATGCTAGATTGGCTATTAGAACAAGGAACTAAATATGCACCTTTAGTTAAAACAGGGGTAGCAGCCTTATCAACCTATGCATCTTACAAAGATCAACAGAAGAAAAATGAGATGCAACAAGCAGCTTATGATGATTACATGAGAGACGCAGCAGCCGCTGGTCACGAGGCAGCAGCAGCTATTGATCTTAACTTAACACCTATGGAAGTATCCGGAGTACCTACAACTAAAGCCGATGTTACAGATTTTACTGCAGTTGCAGCTAAAGGTGGACTAATGTCCATACCGAATAGACAAAGAAAGAGATATTATGCTGGGACCGATGAAGACGACGTAATGGAAATTGAAGAAGAAGTAATTACTCCTGAGGGTTTTAAAATGGAAACCGGAGTGGATGTTACTGGAGAACAAGTTTTTTATAATACTGGCCAAGGCGATAGAGCAAACGCTATGATGATTTGGGATCAAATGGAGAGTGGTGATAAAATGCTTTTTGATTTTGATTTTGAAATTTTCTTTCTTGATGGTGGTTGGAGAGACATGATTAAAGGTGAAGCACCATCAGTAGAAGGAAATACAATGATGGCTTCTCATGCAGGTAATGATGCATTCTTAGAGAATAGATATCAAGAATTATTGGAAATGAATTTATCCCCGGCAGAAGCTGCCGCACAAGCTGAAAAAGAATTAAGTTCAGGTAATGTCCCAGGGCCTATGGCTACTGGTGGTATCGCAGGTTTAAGACACGGTGGAAGACCTGGGTATCAAAGGGGACTGGGACCAGTATTATTTGGTGGTGATGATGAACAGATGCCGATGAACCCACAAAGAGGACAAGAAGATATTGCTGTCGCTGAAAGTGAAGGAATATATGATGAAGGCAAAGGTGGAAACTGGTTTGAAGAAATGTTTTTAGAGAGAACTGGTGGTGGCGGAAAAGATTATATGATATCTGATGAAGCTAAGGAACGAGACTTTAATGAAATTATGACGATAGGTCCTAGAGATGATTTAAAAGCTAAAAAAATTGAAGCTGAAAGAATGGATTTTACAGGTAAGTTTAATGACAAGTTAAAGAAACTATTAGATGAAGGTATGGACGATGGAGAAGGTTCACCAAAATATAAAAAATTTAAAAAAATTCAAAAGTTACATACTAAATTAGCTAGAGATTTAATGAATGGTACAAATGAAAGTGGTTTAAATCCTAAAGGATATACCGATATGACACCATGGGATACAGCGTCTAATGTAATTATGAAAAGATTTGATATGAAAAAAGGTGGTATCGCAGGTTTAAGACACGGTGGAAGACCTGGGTATAAATTTGGT